ATGGAGCATATACAAGACAAACACTTGATACCATTCTTGACGAAACTAGAATGCAAGTACTTTCACTTCTCGTCTACACCGCACACGACAGAGAATGACAAAGAGTGGGGACACATAAATATCAAATCAGAACAAAGATGGATTAATTTATTTGAGAAGTGTGGATTTACTGCGCATCAAAGAATTGGTCAACCTACATCTTGGTCTTTACTCTTTACAAAATGAAGAAGCATACTAAAATCTATCTAGACTATTTTCAATATGACACCAACGACTTTATACCTTGCGAAGTGTGTGCAACAAAAGCCGTCGACATTCATCACATCGAGTCTCGTGGCATGGGTGGGTCAAATCAATCAGACATCATCACAAATCTTCAAGCGCTATGTAGAGAGTGTCATACTAAATTTGGTGACCAAAAACGATACAAAGAAATGCTAAAAGACAAGCATCGCAAAGCACTTGAGATGCGTCAGAAATAATGAGATAACAAAGAAAAAGATGCCAACAGAAAAACAACTTGCCAACTTACAACCTTTTAAGAAAGGTGAAGTGTCAAACCCAACAGGTAGACCAAAGAAACTGGTCACTCAACTCAAAGGCTTGGGCTACTCAAAAGACGATATCAATCAAACCTTGATGAACATGGTTGCAATGTCGAGAGAAGAACTCACTGCAATCGACAAGTCAAACGAGTACACGATACTTGAGCGCATCGTTGCAGGTGCTTTGCTCAAATCACACGACAAGAACTCTCTGTATTCTCTAGAGACATTATTGACGAGAGTGCATGGCAAACCAAAAGAAGAAGTAGAGACTACAATCAGAACAGAAGAACCAATCAAAATCACACTAAAACTAAACTAATGACAACTTACATCGGAAACGCATGGGAGAATGAGTACGGAATCAATCTCTCAATCAACATCAAGAAACTCAATGACGCTATCGAAAGCGGTGAACTTATCGTCAATCAATATGGCGATGTTCGTATCAACTGCAATCGTATGAAAGCACCTCACGAGAAATCAAAAGCGACTCACTCTATATCAGTGCCTAAAGCAAAATGAGAAAGACATGGCGAGGTGAAGATGTTCTACCGCCTCAAGACGATGAGTTGAAACTTGTCATAAGCACGACAAACATTACAACGATTGCACGATACATCGATGACTTGTGGATTGACGAGTACACAAACAGACTCATCGAAGTTCAATACTGGATGCCGATACCAATACCACCAAACGAATGAGAATACTTGCACTAGCAGACGGAATGAATGGCGTGATATACCACAGAGTATACACGCCTCTTATGCGCTTACAACTTGATGGCTATGCTACAATCGACATCGCTCAAGATAGCGAGACGATGCTTAAAGAAGTACGCTTTGAAGACTATGACTTGATAGTGTTCAATCGTTGGTTAGGTCCTTATCATTACGATATCTTGAAAAAGATAGCAAAAGCAAAGACGCCTTATGTTATTGATGTCGATGACTATTGGGTGTTGCCTAAATACAACCCCGCTTATTGGGCGTATCGTCAAGGCATCAAGAGCGCAATCAAAGACGCTATCTACTACGCAGACGCTGTGACTTGCACAACGCCACAACTTGCAAAGAAAGTCAAAGAGTTCAACAAGAATGTAGTAGTTCTACCTAATTGTCTAGACTACGAACACGAGCAATGGAAACACACACGCACAGACAACGAGAAGTTCAAGATAGGTTGGGTAGGTGGAATCACTCACCATGAAGACTTGAAACTAATCGTAGACGCAATCACTCGTATAGGTGAAGAAGGCATCGCTGACTTCTATCTTTGTGGCTACACTGACAATGACATTTGGAATCAAATTGTCAATATGTTTAAAGGTGATTGGTTTCATGTCGTTCGAGGTACAAATGCTAGCGCATATGGTGAAGTATACAAACACTTTGACTTAGTAGTTGCACCACTTACGGCGACATCGTTCAATTCTTGCAAGAGCGAGTTGAAGATACTAGAAGCAAGTGCATACGAAGTGCCTGTCGTAGTGAGCGCAGTAGAACCTTACACAAATCACATCGACAATGGCGGTGTAATCTTTGCAAAACCTGACGAATGGTACGAGTCAATCAAACAAGCACTTCAAAATACTACTCATCTAGGCGAATCGAATGCGCTATATTGTCGAAAGTTTCACGACTTAAAACTATGGAACATCTCAAGACTTAAACTCTACGAAAGTTTGTGCAAATAGAATATACTCGACCAAAACTCACATCGTATCAAACGAATATCTTGAACTCAAAAGCAAGATATACTATCACGAGTGCGTCTACTAAAACAGGTAAGACAGCATCGCATATCATTTGGTTGTTTGAACAAGCACTCGCTCTCAAAGAGAATCAGAGCGTGTGGTGGGTTGCACCTGTATATCAACAAGCAGAGATTGCTTTTCGTAGAATGAAGACACAAGTCACAGATAGGTCTTTTTTTCAATCGAACGAGAGCAAGTTGACGCTCACTTTACCAACAGGTGCAAGAATCGAGTTCAAGAGCGCAGAGAAGCCTGACAACTTGTATGGTGACGATGTCTATGCCGCTGTCTTTGACGAAGCATCACGAGCAAGAGAAGAGTCGTGGTACGCTCTTCGCTCTACGCTTACAGCAACACAAGGTAAATGCAAGTTGATAGGTAATGTCAAAGGCAAAAAGAATTGGTTCTATAAACTAGGTGAACGAGCAAAACTAGGTGAGCAAGACTATGAGTACTTCAAGATAACTGCTTACGATGCAGTCAACGAAGGCATACTTCAACTAGAAGAGATAGAGCAAGCAAAGAGAGACTTGCCTCTTCATGTGTTCAATGAGTTGTATCTAGCAGAACCACAAGACGACAAGTCAAATCCTTTTGGCGTCACTAACATTCAAGCGTGCTATCAAGAAGTAGTTCAATCGCAAGTCGTAGCGTATGGCATTGACCTTGCAAAATACTCAGATTATACGGTGATAATAGGACTAAACGCAAACAACGAAGTCGCTTATTGCGAACGCTTTCAAGCAGATTGGGGGCAAACGCAATCAAAGATTATACGCTTGATACAAAACACGCCATCGTTTATAGATTCTACAGGTGTAGGCGACCCGATAGTCGAGCAGATTCAAAGAGTTTGCACACGAGCGCAAGGTTTTAAATTCACAACACAATCAAAACAACAACTCATCGAAGGTCTAGTCTTAGAAGTACAAAGACAAGAGATACGCTTTCCTGAGAACCCGATTGGGTATGAAATGGAGTCATTTGAGTTTGAGTATACTCGTACGGGTGTACGATACACAGCACCTAGCGGACTGCATGATGACTGCGTCATGTCACTCGCTCTTGCTTTAGATTGCAAGAAACGAAATAGAGCAGGAACATTTTATTTTGCATAGTGTAAAAAATGCACATTGCTCAAACCAAATTAAAACGCTATGAATTGGAAAAACATAACCATCCACCAACTTCAAGAACTGCATTCAATCGAACACTTTGAAGGCATCGAGAAAAAACTACACACGCTCGCTATCATAACAAACGAAGATATCGATGTGCTAGAAGAAGAGACTCTTGAAGACTTACTCAAGCGATTTGACAAACTTGATTTCTTGAATGACTTACCATCATCGAAAGTCATCTTCAAATTTAAGCACTTACGCAAACGCTATCGACTCATTGCAAACGCTCAAGAGATGAACGCTCACCACTTTATAGAGTTGCAACAAATCAACGCAGAGAACATCATTGAGAACTTGCACAAGATTCTAGCGATGCTATCGTATAGAGTCGATATCTTCAATCGAAGAGTCAAGATACCAAAAGGCAAGATAGCACAAGACTTTGAACAACGATGCGAAGACTTCAAGTCGTTGAGATGTGACATCGCTTACTCTTATGCAGTTTTTTCTTTGGCAGTCTATCCTCTATTGTTGAACGCTACCCTGTCTTATTTGACGGAGGAGATGTCGAAACTAGAGACGACATAAGTCCTTTCTCATGGCTCAATCTCATAGACGCTATGTCTCGTGGCAATCGCACACAATGGCAGTTCTATCTAGATATGTCGCTCATCGAGTTCTTTAACACTATCGCTTTCTACAAAGCAAAGACAAGCGAACGCAACAAACGACTTGAGAACGCAAGCGCAAAAGGATTCAACTCTTATGTGACAGCGTGTTTAAACGAGATGTTGTAACAAATTGTAGCGCTTATTTGTTACGAGCGTTGACTATATTTTGTCAGTAAATAGAGTTTAGTGTCGATTTATAGTTTTCTCTTAATCGTCAACGATGACAAATAGTATCCACAAATTGTCAGTAAATGAGCCACAATTCGACAATGTGTCGAGTAAGTGCATGAATTTTTCCAATTCTTATGTCGTCTTTTTGCATCATTCGTGTATGTTTTGACATATAACGAGTGATAAAGCGCACATTTTATATGCGTTTTGATACATTTAAGTCACATTTATTCAAATAAGCGTGACAGACTATTGTCATAGATTTGTCATAAAAACAAATAAATAGAAAATAAATTTGTATAGTGTGTTGTATATCTCAGAGAAAGTAGTACTTTTGCTATATGAATATGACACACGAACAAAAAAACACAAAAATTCAACCTTATCTTGGCATGTCAATTTTTATCAAAAGAGAGAATTGCACTTATATAATTAACAAGATGTCCGATAAAAGAATTTACATGAGTGCAGTAGACGCTTATAACAATCACAAAAAAATGTGGTCAAACATTGATAGTTTTCATGTATGTATAGAAGTAGGAACATATAAAATTGTAGCATAATCAATAATACAAACAGATATGAAAATCAAAAATCAACAAATGTATCACGCCACAAAAAATGGTCAACGCACTATATGTGGTTTATCAAATCAATGGAACGATGCTCTGACTCTAGACCAATTTCATCTCAAATTACAAGACGCATCATGGATAAAGTATTGTTGCGCAAAATGTCAAATTGAGAAATGATAGAACAAGAGAGACTCACAAGGTCTCTCTCTTCATTTTGAGACGAGAGTCATGCTTCGCTATTTTATTGTGTGGCTCTCTCTATCACACAACAACCGAACGCATATCAACCTGCGTACAACGACACGAACTTTGTCATCACTGAGTCTAGTGGTGCAATCTACACAAAAGACAATTTCAAGTTCATAGGCGATGTCAAAGTCAATAGCGCTTCTATCGCTAAACTCAAATCACCTATCTACTATGGCTCTACAAACAAAGGCGTCTTTAACATAGGTCGCATTCTAGAAAACTATGTATCGTATGACTTTAACCTCAATGACACTTCTGCTAGTGGTTGCACAAACTCTATCAAAGACTACTCTGTCGAGTTTGGCTATGAGTTCTCAACTTCTGCGACAGGCACAATCACTGAGTACTTGAATTTGACGAGCGCAACAGGTAGCGTGTGGAACGCATCGCTTAATTCTATCGACTTAGTTTCGTATAGCGGTCAATACACAATGAATGGTAGTGGCAAGTTCTTAACGCCTCTACGCTCAAAGACAATATCACGCACACAAAAAGACTTTCTCTACGCTATTCGCAACACAGCGACAAGCGCAGTAGTAACTTATAGCGATAGCACTACGCAAACGATTGCACTGCCATCTAGCAAAGTCGTTCGCATACCTTGTGGTTCTCAGTTGACGATACCTTCAGGCGCTACATACTACGACATCGTTCTCAAAGTTGGTGCTACTACACTCAGCGAGACATATCGCATCACTCTATTTGACGAGTGTTCAAAGTACGAGACGACAGACATCTTCTTTCTCAATTCACTAGGTGGCTTTGACTCGTTTCGCTTTGACAAAGTGCGAAGAGACAACTATGCTATTGAGAGAAAGCAATACAAGTCAAACCCGTATACTCTAGGCGCTACTTACGCTTATGAAACATCATCTTTTAAGTTGAAAACTTACGACACACTTTCAACTCATAGAGTCAAATTATTCTCAAATTGGATAACAGAGCAACAGAGCGAGTGGCTTCGTGACTTAATCGAATCACCTGTCGTCTTTATGTACGATGGCATGACTCTAGTCGCTGTCAATGTAGATACGAACACATATGAAGTCAAGCGTCATGTTCAAGACAAAGTGTTCAACATAGAGTTTGATGTCGTGTACTCCTTTGAAAATAAGCGTCAAAGACAATGATAGAAGTAATTGTAAATGGTCAGTCTTTAGAACTGACTAAAGCGCCTGATGTACTTATCACTCGCTCAATCGCTGACATACGAGAACCTGCGTCTCGTTCTAGCGAATGGACAAAGACGATAGATGTACCGGGAACAAAAGCAAACAACCAACTCTTCTCTCATCTATTTGAAGTAGAACAAACGGTCTTTGGCTCGTCATTTGACCCTAACGCAAAAGCAACTTGTATCGTTTTTTGTGATGGCATCGAGCAACTACGAGGCATCTTGCGTCTTATCTCAATCACAATCGATGACTCAACTCACATCACTTATCAAGTCTCTATTCATGGTCAAGTCGCGGACTTGTTTACAGCACTAGCAGACAAGAAACTAAATGCTCTACGCTTTAGCGAGTACAATCACACTCTCTCTAGTGGCGCAGTCGTTGATTCATGGGCAACATCAATCACAAAGAATGGCTCATCTCAAGCGTTTGCATATGGCTCAGGCTATGTCTACGCAATGTTCGATAGAGGTTACTCAAACATACGCAACATCACTCAATACGAAGTCGCATGGATGACACCTTGTCTCTACGCAAAGACAATCGTAGATGAGATGTTCGACATCAATGGCTACACTTACACGAATGACTCGTTCTTCAATAGCGATAGATTCAAGCGCTTAGTGATACCACCGCCAAATGGACTAACGGTTGACGCAGATGTTCTTGAACAAAGGCGATACAGAGCGAGTAGAACGACTACACAGATTCTCTCGATAGGAACGCCTTTAGTATTTAACAACGACTCGACTAGTGGCAACTTTGATAACGGCAACAACTATAACACTTCTACAGGTGCTTATGTCGTGCCTGTCGCAGGTGATTATGTCTTTGACTTGACGCTTGATTTGCAATGCTCAATAGGTACTTATTCACCTGTGTACTTGCCTAATGAGTTCACAATCGCAATAGGTATGTATGTCAACAATGCACTTGTCAAGACTACTACTTTTCAACAAACATTTGGACCGCCTACGACTCAAGACATTCACTACAAATTATCTCAAGCGCAGATAAACGATAGCATTACTTTTAAACTTACACAAGTCTACGATTCAGCAAACAACGCGACTCTCGTCAATAGCCAATTTAATCTTGCAATTCTAGCAAACTCAAGCAATGAGAATGATTGTCACGCTTTCACTTATGGCTATGGAGAAACGGTAGACTTCTCAGTCTTCTTGAATAGCGAAGTAAAGCAAAGCGAGATGTTGATGTCATTCGTCAAGATGTTCAACTTGTACATAGAAGCAGACAAAGACAACCCAAAGAAGTTACGAATCGTGCCTCGTGATGAGTTCTACAATGGCGCTCAAGTCGATTGGACTCAAAAACTAGACTACTCTCAACCTGTTGAACTAGTACCTATGGGTGAACTAGACGGCAACCCTTACAAGTTCTCATACAAAGACGCAAACGATGACGAGAATAAGTTCTATCAAGAGAAGTATCAGTCATCATATGGCTCTCGCACATACGAAATAGACAACCAATTTGTAAAAACAGAGAAGAAAATTGACATAGTATTCTCACCTACTCAAGTAAAGTCTTATGAGAACGCACAAAAGAACTTTGTTTTGTCTAGCATCGAGTCTCAAAAAGATGGTGATTTGCGCATTTTTTACTACGCAGGTCTACAAACAGGCGTATCATGGCGACTCTATGCGTTCTTTAATTTAGCAAACACAGGTTATGTCAATCAAACATCACTGCCTTTAACGCTTCACTATGACTCTTTGTCAAATCCTCAATACGACATACTCTTTGGTATGCCTAAAGAGATAGGTGTTGGCGCAGGTTACAAGTACACAAACTCAAATCTAGTCAACAACTACTACTATCGCTTTCTCACAGAGATAACTTCTAAGAACTCGAAAATCATTCGAGCATACTTTCGTATCACTCCTAAAGATTACTTCACTCTGCGCTTCTCAGATGCGTTCTTCTTTGAGAACGAGTATTGGAGATTGAACAAAATAGAAGACTACAATCCTGAAGTCGATGGTGTCTATATGTGCGAGTTCTTGCTTGCGCAATTCATAGCACCTACGACTATCACTCAAAAGAAGATAGGTGCAGGAACTGCTGAAGGTAATCAAGTCGAGATAAATGGCGACATCTATCCGTCAGGCTCAAACCCTATTAAGCCGGGCATCAAAGGCGTCAATGTCGGTGGTTCTCAAACTACAGGTAGTGGTGTCTTTGTAGGACAGAACATTGTACAATCAAGCGAAGCGTCAAACAACTCTGCTCTAGGGTGTGTAGATACAATTTTTCCCAATGGCACAGACGGAAGTGTTGCTCTTGTATGCAATGACTTTGAAGTGCCAAAAGCAAACACTGCATATGTTGGCAACTATGAGATGTATCCCAACTATTTGAGTGGTGGTGCAGTTACAACGGTATCAGCAAACTATTCGGCAACAAAAGATGATAGATTGTTTTTGGTTGATACCACAAGCGGAAGCAAGACAATTACCTTACCTGATCCAGCCGGTTTAAGTGGTAAACAATTTGCAATTAAAAAAATAACTTCCGCAAATTCTGTGATAGTTGCTACGACAGGAACGGCAAAGATAGACGGAGGAGATACACATACAATGATTTTACAATGGGCATCACACATCTTTGAAACAGATGGCGTAGACTACTTCATAATAGCACAAAAATAATGGCAATCAAATCAACAGTAGAACTAGAAGTCAAATCAAATGTCAAAGGCTTCAAAGGCGAACTTCGTCAACTTACACTCGAAGCGCAAAACGCAGTCAAAGAGTTTGGTGCATTCTCGCCTCAAGCAGTAGAAGCAGAGAAGAAAGTCGCACTTCTTAGAGACAGAATCGAAGACTTCAACGATAGGGTAAAAGCGGTAAATCCTGACAAGTTTGCACAAGTTCAAACGGTAGTTCAAGGTGTCGCTCGTGGTTTTCAGGCCGCCCAAGGTGCGATGGCACTCTTTGGCTCTGAGTCAGAAGACTTGCAAAAGACGATGGTCAAACTGCAAGGTGCGATGGCTCTTGCTGACGGACTAGAAGGACTTGGAAAAATACAACAACAATTTACAGCAATTTTCAGTAGCGTAGTAGACGGCGCAAAGAAAGCATTTGCCGCAATCAAAGCGGGCATTGGCTCAACAGGCATAGGTTTACTTGTCATTGCTCTAGGTTCTATCGTTGCATATTGGGATGAAATCAAATACGCTATCATGGGCGTATCTGAAGAAACCAAAAAAGCAAAAGCAGAGCAAGACAAATACAATAAAAGTATCAAAGAATTAAATCGTGAAAGAGAGATACTTCTTTATGGCGAGTTAGCAGGTAAGAAATCAGAGTTACTAGATATCGAAAGTGAAACAAATCGCTTATACGAACAACAAGCAAAGATACAAGAACGCTTAAAAGTAATTGCTCAAAGTAGAGCGTTGGCAGGTGTAGGACATGGCAAAGAAGAAGAGGCTAGATTAAGAACAGCATATAACAACGCTCAATTAAGACTTGAGCAACTTACGAATGATGAAATCAGAACTCGTAACGCAATTACAAAAATAGAAGAACAAGACCAAGCAAAGAAAAAAGCGTTAGCCGATAAACTTCAAGAAGATAGAAAAACTGCAGAAGAGAAAAGACTCAGAGAAGTTAAGAGTGAGAAAGAGCGAGAGAACGCAATGATTCTAGAGTTGTATGGTATTCGTACTAAGAAACTATATCAAGCGCAAGAACTAGATAAAAAGGCTTTACAAGAAAGAATTACTTCTCAGGCTACTCTCGAAGAACTTTCTTATCAAAAGCAATACTCAAATCAAGAGAAATTAACTCTATTTGCAAAAGTCAATCATAGCGAACTTATTGCTTCTACTATTGCATACTTTAATACCATTACAGAACTCGCTGACGCATTCGCAGGTAAAGATGAAGAATCACAGCGTAGAGCGTTTGAAATAGGCAAAGCAATGAGATATGCTTCTACCGTATTAAGTACTATTGAGGGTGTTCAAGGCGCTTATACAACAGCACAAAAGTCACCAATTACCGCCGCTTTTCCTGCATATCCTTATGTTCAAGCAACTGCGGCCGCTTTGTTTGGTGTTGCTCAACTTGCTAAAATTCAAAAGACAAAGTTCAACGCAACTAGCGCACCTAGTCAATCAAGTGGCGCAGGAGTGCCACAAATGGGCGCACCTCGTACGACATCATCAACTCTACAAAATGGTGGTAACAACTTGACAAATCAGAATCGAGTATATGTCACAGAAGGCGATATCACACGAACGCAGAATCGAGTGAATGACTTGCAAAAAGTATCAGTAGTCAAATAACGCTATTTTCATAAGATGAACTTACCTATCTATCGACTAGACATCAACGAATTTGACGATGAAACAGGCATCGACTTTGTATCGCTTGTAGAATCACCTGCAGTTGAGCGTGACTTTCAAGCGTTTAATCAACAATTTGTACAACCAAATAGCAATGAAACTCAAGACGAGTTCATGTCTAGATGTATTAAGTTTGTTATAGATGAAGGTAAAGACAGCGAACAAGCAGTCGCAATCTGTGCTTCAATGTGGGATGCTTCAAAGTTTGCAAAAATCTCGTACGATTGGGATGGTGTAGGCTCAACAGCAAAAGGCAAACAGATGATAATTGACTCAATCACTAAAGGTGATGAAGTATACATCATATCTGCTCGTGATTCAAAAGACAATATCAAGATTGACATCGCTCAAGACCATATATTTGCAACAGGTTCAAACGAAGCAAAAATTGCTAAAGTAAAAGAACTAGGTATCTCTAAGCACTTTGACAACAATCCTGATGTAGTGAAAGCACTAGCGTCTATTGGTGAAAAGTTTCGCATGAACTTCGCAATTCAAGACGAAGAGAAGCGCATCGTCAGTGGTGTTGCTATGATTGCAGATATGCCTATCTATCGTAGAGACGCAGTTCGTGGCGAGTACTATGTAGTATTTGACAAAGAGTCTATCTTTAAGATTGCTAAGAAATGGGCGAGAAGCAATAAGTATGACGCAGTCAATCAACATCACGAAACACCTATCAATGATGGTGTATCATTATTCGAGTCTTATCTAGTAGATAGAGAGCGTGGTGTAATGTCACCAAAAGGATATGAAGATGTAGCAAACGGCTCATGGTTTGTCTCTTATCTCATCGACAACGAAGATGTATGGCAACGAGTAAAGTCAGGCGAGTTCAAAGGTTTCTCTGTCGAAGGTGTCTTTGACTTTGTCTCTGAATTAAGCGAAGATTTGAAAGTCATTGAAGAACTCAAGAGAGTCTTATCTCAATGGGATGGAAAGTAAAATTGCAACACTAACAAAAAATATATATTCAATTATGATGAACGCAAAAGACACTTTGAAACAAGTCCGAGTATTATTGGGATTTGATGAAGAAACAAAAGTAGAGTTCGCAACTGCGACTTTAACTGACGGAACAATTATTTCA